TTAAAAAATAAGGAGATGACTAAGGATGGCAACCACTGCTGCTCCGCTTGGTCTCCAGCCGATCAATTTAATTGGAGGGCGCGTCTATGCTGGCGCGGTTCGCCACTTTAAAATTGCATCTGGTTTCGGGACCAACATCTTCAACGGCGATATCGTTAAGCTTGTGACTGCCGGTGTTGTAGAAAAAGACACTGGTACAACTGCTTGTACCCCCGTTGGAGTTTTTGTTGGGTGTGCCTTTACGGACCCCAATTCTGAACAGATGACCTTCAAGCAATACTGGCCAGCTTCGACCGTAGCGTCGGACGCCGTGGCTTATGTTGTTGATGACCCCGATGTGCTTTTCAAAATTCAAGCAGATGGGGCTGTAGCTCAAACTGGTTTGGGTGCGAACTTTGCAGTTGTGCAAGGTACTGGTTCAACTTCGACGGGTAACTCGGCAGTCAGCCTTGATGCCTCGACGGTTGCGACCACCAACACTCTACCTCTTCGCCTTATTGATTTCTGGACAAGCCCAGACAGTGCCGTTGGTGATGCCTTCACCGACTGTATCGTCAAGTGGAATGCCGGTCATGCATACGGCAATACAACCGGTATTTAGGGAGTAACGCAAAATGGCTATTTCGCGCGCACAACTCCTTAAAGAGTTGGTCCCCGGATTGAACGCACTGTTCGGTCTGGAATATGATTCTTACGAGAACGAACACGAAGAGATTTATTCCACGAATACTTCTGATCGTGCGTTTGAAGAAGAGTTGAAATTGAGTGGGTTCGGTGCCGCTACCGTCAAAGACGAAGGTAGTGCTATCGATTACGACAATGCACAAGAGCATTACGTCGCCCGCTATAACCATGAGACGATTGCATTAGGTTTCTCAATCACTGCTGAAGCAGTGGAAGACAACCTCTATGACAGTCTCTCAGCACGGTACACCAAAGCGTTGGCCCGTTCGATGGCACACACGAAGCAAGTAAAAGCCGCTTCGCCCATCAACAATGGAATGCCAAGTGGTTCCTTCACCTCTGGTGATGGCGTCACGCTGTTCAACACATCTCATCCGCTCGTTTCGGGTGGGACAAACTCGAACACGCCTTCCACCGCGCATGACCTCAACGAGACCTCGCTCGAAGCGGATATCATTGCGATCTCCGAGTTCACAGATGAGCGTGGCCTGTTGATTGCTGCACGTCCACAGAAGTTGATTGTTCCGCCGGAACTCATGTTTGTCGCAACCCGTTTGCTTCAGTCCGACATGCGTACCGGAACGGCAGACAACGATGTGAACGCGATCAAGAATTTGGGATCGATACCGGAAGGGTATCGGGTTAACCACTTCTTCACCGATGCAGATGCGTATGTGATCATCACGTCGATCAACGCAAGCGATGGAATGAAGTATTTCGTTCGCACACCAATCGCGACAGCGTCTGACGGGGATTTCGATACCGACAATATGCGCTTCCGCGCACGGGAGAGATATTCGTTCGGTGTATCTGATCCGCTTGGTGTCTACGGTTCACCCGGAGCTTAACAGCTAAACAATAGGAGAGACCTCATGTCTTGGATTAAAGGCAAAGCGATTGCTGTGTGTAAGACGATCTGCGGCTGGGGTCTCTCCCTATTGCTATGGGTGAGAGACCTTCTCTGCAAGTTGCTCCGTTGCAAATGCTCGGGCTGCAAAAACCCAAACTGCGACTGTGCAACTTCCTAAAGATTTAATTGTCGTAATGGCGCATTGCGCTGGTTCCAAACAATAGGAGAACTGTTATGACGACTACGCATTTTACGAATGGCGTTTCCAACCAGACCGTTGGTAACCCGCTATATGACTATCCCTATCTCGATCCGTTCAAGTTCTATTCGTATGCGAATGACTTCTTCACGTATCACGCTGACGAGTGGACGATCACGACCACTGAAGCGGGCACTGGTTCCGCTACCGAAGCGTTAACATCAAGTGCTGGCGGTGCCCTTCTGGTTACCAACGCGGCTGGTGATAACGACCTCGACTTCTTCTGCCTCAAGGGCGAGAGCTTCAAGTACGATTCCACCAAGAGGATGGTATTCAAAGCACGCTTCAAGGTGAGTGACGCGACTCAATCCGATGTTGTCATGGGTCTGACGATTACGGACACAACCCCGCTTGACACTACCGATGGCATCTTCTTCCAGAAAGACGATGGCGATACCAACATCGACTTCCACATCGAGAAGGACAACTCGGCGTCATCGAACGCGGCTGTCGGTACGCTTGCTGACGATACGTTTGTGACGGTTGCTTTTGTCTATGCCCCGAGTGGCAACAAGGGTGCCGGATCGTTCGGCGTCTACGTCGATGACGTGCAAGTCGCCACGCAAGATACTTTGACGAATGTACCAGACGACGAAGAACTAACGGTTACGTTTGGCATTCAGAACGGTGAAGCCGCTGCGAAGACGATGACAGTCGATTACATTATCGCGGCTGTGGAGCGGTAATCCATGAACGATCTCACCGCTAAGACAGTTACGGCGACCGGTTACATAACCGGCTCGTCTGGCAACGCCCAACCCGCACGGGTGAAGACAATCTATTATGTTGCAAGTGGAAGCGCGGGATCGATTACTCTCAAGGACGGCGGGTCTGGCGGGACAAGTAAAATTGTTATCGCCACCCCCGCATCCGCAACCGCGACAGAAGTAGTGTACATACCGGACTCCGGTGTTCGCTTCTCGACTGATGTACACGCAACGATAGCTGACGTGACTTCTGTCACCGTTTTCCATGACGGTTAGATGGAGATCGATTTCCGTTTGATGCTGACGATTGGGACGTGTATCGCGTCGGTCGCCAGTGCCGCTGCAATCGCTAAGATCCAAATCAAACGTCTCATGTCAGATGTCGATGCTCTTCGTAAGGCGTGTTCTGACTTGGACAGACGTATTGACGTGAACGACCAGAACACTGCGATGGTCGAACAGCGGACCAAGGTTCTGTCTGAAATGAACTCGCCCACCGAAAAAAAAGAGCACTGGATGACGATTGCAAACATCCAGAAAGACATCGAGTGGCTGAAGAAAAAAATCGTAACAATCTGCGATAAGCTCGCATAGGAGAGAACATGAAGAAGGTGGCTAAAAAGCCTGTCAAAAAAATGATGGGCGGCGGCATGGTTAAGAAAAAAACCAAGGGCTATTCCAAGGGCGGAATGGTTAAGAAAAAAACGAAAGGCTACGCAAGGGGCGGTGCGGTTAAACGACGTTAAGCATGTCGTTTTTGATAAGTAACGTACCGCACTTCAAGTGCTGGGTACGCAAAGAGTTTACAGCGAACCATTCCGATTATCACGGCGAGTTCATCCACGCGATGGCCTTCGCGGTGAACACTATTCCGGATAGGTCACTTAGCTTTCAAGTGGTCTTTACGGGGTGTGAGATCGACATGGAGGACGGGCCAGAGAAAAACTTACATGGCGGTGCCATGTGGGCACGGATGCCAATACAAGCATTGGTAGCCGACATTCCATTAGAGAACTGGCCCGATCCGATGGAAGATCATCTGTGCCAGCCGTGGGACTGCGAGTCCCGAGAGCACAGCGTCATCGTCATGGATCGTGTAAGCTCCTCGCCGTGGATCTGTAAGATCGATGATGAGTTCCATACCGGTAAGTATCTGTTCACTGTCGATTATACGGACAATGAAATCGCAGACGATCCGGCACAGCACAAACAGTCACACGTTATTTATCTGACGGATGCGGGAAGATGGACGGGCAACGTAGTTGCGCTACCCAACAACCGTGTTCGAGCAACCAGCCCTGCATTGTGGAGAACGGGAGAGGGAGCACCAGACTTCACGCCGTCACAGTGGACGCACAGCGCCGAAGCCCATGAATCGTACCTCGATCCCGAAGCAACTTTCAACAACCTCTACACGGAAACGAATGCCCCGTAAAAAAGAAAAACCGATCCGCCGCACTACCAAGGGGAAGGGCGCAAACTTTCGTAAGACAAAGTCTGGCGCTGGCATGACAGAAAAGGGTGTTGCTGCCTACCGAAGAAAGAACCCCGGATCAAAACTCAAGACGGCAGTAACGGGGTCTCCCAAGAAAGGGTCGAAGGACGCGGGAAGAAGGAAGTCTTTTTGTGCTCGTTCGGCGGGCCAGATGAAGAAGTTCCCGAAGGCTGCGAAAAACCCAAACAGCCGTCTGCGGCAAGCTCGTAAAAGGTGGAAGTGCTGATGGCGACAAAGAAGAAAGCCAAGCGTGACGCCTGTTATAAGAAGGTCAAGGCTCGGTATACGAAGTGGCCGTCAGCGTATGGCAGCGGCGCGTTGGTTAAGTGCCGAAAAGTCGGCGCTAAAAACTGGGGCAACAAAGCAAAAAAGAAGAAGCGTTAATGCCCGCGCAAAAGAAATACAAAAAAGAAGGGCTTCGCCGCTGGTTCTCTCGCAACGACGGTAAGGGATGGATCGACTGCAAGACTGGAAAGCCGTGTGGTCGCAAGTCTGCCAAGGGCGGAAGCAAACGACCTTACCCAGCTTGCCGCCCAACTAAAGCACAATGCAACTCGTCGGCCCGTAAGAAAAAGGGTCCGGACAGAATTAGCTGGAAGGGAAAGAAGAAATGAGTGCCAAAGATTTTCTAGGATCGATGAGTCCCCTTTATGGACTGGCATCCGGTCATGGCATGTTTGGTAAGTTAGCTGGTGGAAACAAAACCCCGATGCCCGCTCCAATCACGGACAACAAAGACAAGGGGAGACGCCAGCGGACAGAGCAACTCATAGCCGATGAAAAAGAGAAAGCGAAGACCGTTAAAAAAATGCGTAGCGGTGGTATGGTTAAAAGTGGGAGATGCCCTCGCGACGGTGTTGCAAAGCGAGGACGAACTAAAGGCTAATGGCAACAAGCAACACCGCCACATTTAATCTCGACCTTGCGGATATAATCGAGGAAGCCTACGAGCGAGCCGGGTTGGAGCTTCG